ACGCCATGCGCACTACTTGCGTAATGTTGGGGCACGACTGAAGATCCGCAGTCTCATAAGGAACAATCAAGTTCTCTGCAGGAACAAACTTAGACACCGCTCGTTCAATGGTCGCGTCGTAATAGGTTTTCTTAAACGTAGAACCCGCCAACGGCAAGAAGAATAACATCTGATCCATGTCAGGTGTGTACTCGTCCATCTCGTTAGTGATGTAGTAATTCATAAACTGCTTTACGCGCTGCGCTTGCTGCTCTTTAGCAGACGTACTCTTGCCCATCACTACCGTGCGGACAGGACCCGAAGGCGGCAGTAATTCATTAAAGGCTTGCGCTTGGAATTGTGTGGCCGCTTCCGCCAGCAAAGGATGAGTTACACCCGAGGCTCCACGAAAAGGCTGTGTACGTTCTTCGTAGTTAAAGCCCAATAGCTCTAACCCACTTGAATAAGCTTCTTCCCAATCTTGGCGACTGGCTTTGTTGGCATCAAACTCACCTAACAACTCTGACGAAATACGCTGAAGCTCACGCTCTGGCATTTCTTCCGCGAGGTTAGCATCAAACTCTGGGGCCTCGCCCCGCTGATCCATGGGATCAAAGTCAATCAATACCCCACCGTCATCTTCTGAGGTGATCTCAATTTCTCCGACATTTTCGGCATTAATCATGGCCATCACATCATTTCCTGAATCAGGAAGCGACAACTCTAATTCAGCCTCTAGATCGGCCATATCCATTTGAGATGGGACATTTCTATCCACTAAGCCCGCATTTGTTGTACCGTTTGCCATAACCACTCCTAGTAATTCTTGTCTTCTATAAACTTGCCTGAATCTTTTCGAGGAAAGTATAAATCAGGGCCTGTTTTAGGGCTGCTAAAGTTCTTACGCCAATTCGGCCTTGAAGTAGGGGGTCCCTGATCTTCAGAAGTCCGACCTAGAATAGCATTTAACTGCTCAAAGACGCGAATGTCTACCATTTGAGTAAGTTGAGCCGTGGTCGCATTGATGCCCGCTTTCTTAAAAATGTCAATTCCGATGGCATTGTTGCGTTTGTCCATAATTGCGTTTTCGGTATTACTGCCAAAGAAGTAAACATCTTCGCTCAAATCTCCCGCTTTCTTTGCGGTCTTAGGACCATACGCGCTTGCCGCCATAGCCGAAGCCAACATGTGAGCTCGAGCGTCTTCTAGTTCTTGGGCCTTGGGCAAGTCGCTACGTGGAACGCCCATACGATTGCGACCCATTAAAGGCGCAATGCCTTCGGCTCCATCTTCTAGTTTGTCTACAGGGTAATCATAATCCGTGGCCAATCGCTCAAAGAACGTCTGACCCTCGGGGTAATAAACGTCTCGGTTTTCAGAATTAGTGCGGCCCGACTTGCGTATCTCATTAGTAGGGACAGGATCGGGGGCCCCAAACAAAGAAGACTGAAGTTTATCCGTGATGACCGTCGCAATGCCTTGCTCTTCATACTGAGGCTCAGAAGAAAATTCTTGATTAATGCCCTCGTAGGGGTCTAAACTGACCGTAGCACCGCCGTCTTCAAAATACGAGACAAAGCCACCCGCCCCAAGGTTAACCATCGGTCTGTTCATGTGGTGTGTTTCCGTTGCGTAGTTAATAATACACTCTCACTTTAGCAGAGTTTGCCTCTTCTTCCCAGTCATCCGAAGGCAACTGCACAAAATTGCCCTGACGATAGCGCATCAACGCCTGAGTCATACTGTCCACCAAGTCATCAAACTCCCCGTTAGGAAACGCTGCCACCTCCTCAACCAACTCGTCCGCCCACGTCTCGTCAGGAACCCACACCATTCCCGCCTCAAACAAAGGTGACACACTGTGCACCCTCGTTATTTTGTCATTGCCACGACTCGGCGTAAAGTTAACCACGGGAATGCCCTGCGCACGAAGCTCCTGAGTCAACGGCGTACCACTAGCTTTGGCCTCAATAATCACCGTGTCAGGCTCCCAAAATTTATACAAATCTAAGGCCACCTGCTTCAACTCAGGAAAATCCCAACGCCCTTTCTTGCTATCTAACAAAATTAAATTGGGACCACTACCACCCTCATTCGGATAAAACACCCCCCACGTCGTAATGGCCGAATAGTCCGCCGTCTGTTTCTTAGAAAACGCCGTATCGTAACTTTGGATCACATACTCCAACTGAGGCACCGCTGGCTTTTCCCACAACTTCCACCACTCGCGCTTAATAATCGCGTTCTCTTCGCCCGTGGGATTCTGCTGATACTGCGCATTCCACTTGCTCGGAGGGATTGATGCGCGGACCGCGGTCAAATCTTTAAGACTCCAGTACTCAGGCCAACACGGCGTACCATCCTCAAAGATGGCAGGAAGCTCCACCACCTCCCATTGATCGGCCAAAGGGTCCTTGGCCATAGCCCTCATAAGCTGCCCTGTCATGTCTTTCTCGGACCAGCGGGTTTGTACTATGACTATTGATCCGCCCGGCTGCAGACGCTGTCTAGGGCCGCCTGTGTACCAATCCCATGCATCATCAAAGCCTGCCGCCGACATCGCCGTCTGCTCCGAGTGAGGATCGTCAATAATAATTAAATCACCACCACGTCCCGCCAAGTTCGAGCCCACACCCACGGCATAATACATACCGCCCGCGCTCGTATCCCAACGGCCCGAGGCCTTACTGTCCGACGCCAACTTAACCGTATCAAACACCTCTTGATACGCATCCGTCTCCAAAAGGTTCTTCGTCTTACGTCCAAAGTTTACCGCCAACTCCGTCGTGTGCGTCGCCTGTATAATCTTCATCTTCGGATTCTTGCCCATCATCCACGCAGGAAACAAGAAAGACGCAAACTCACTCTTCGTGTGCCGCGGTGCCATGTTAATGATCAATCTTTTTAGCTCGCCGCTCGCGACTCTTTCCAACTTGTCCGCGATAATCTTGTGATGTCTACCCGTAATGAACTCTGGCCACATAGCTTTTACAAACGGTAAAAAATTATCTTGGCAAACTTCATTCTTCTCAAGCTGCGCGAGCCGCAGTTCAAGCTTAAGGGTCTTTTCCTCTACGGCAGGATTACTGGCTTTATTCATAAGGGACCCATAGGTTTTGAAAAATAAAAATTTATGTTTCACATGAAACATCGTTAACTATTATATGCGATATTACACGCATTTATAAGACAGTTAAAGCTCGTTCAAAATATCACGTAAATATTTGAGAGAAACATGGTCTATACCCCCGTTCCCCCAGCGGGGGCCCGCGCTGCGCTGGACGCGCTAAGTCGTTGATTTGCCTAGATTTATGACCCGATATCAGGGGGACCCTGACCGATTAAAGCGACCAAGGACCAAGGACCGCGACCCGATGACCGCGGCAAAAGGACCGCGGACCGTGCCCAACTGGCCCGATATCCTGCAGCAAAACCCGCGGACCGCGACCCAATGACCGCGCAACTTATGCCAGTGCTCGAGCTCCACCGCGAATTGACCGCTGTACGTTTGGCCCGTAGCTTGAGACGCGGTCCGCGGCGTGTTTAACTGGTTTAAACTTATGTGGATAACGTTATGCACAACGTGGTTAATAATTAACCAGCACCGCTGCAGCCCGCGCCAACGTGATTAACTGTTTTAATCCTGGCCCCTTAAGCTATGTGCATAAGTCGCGCACAAAAAAGCCCGCACAATGGCGGGCCAGTTACTGCAGCTAGTGGCTAGCTTATGGGCTGTTTGCCTATGTCACCCGCGACATGATGGCGCAAGACCGAGCCAGTTCTAAGCGATGCAGCAAACCGCGTGAGCTTGTCGCTATCGGTCTCAGTCGTATCAATGCGGCTTGTTGCCCTCCATGCCAGCGCGACGTGATGGTATGCGGCATAGCATCCCTTTTGCTGCTCGGGATCGAGCGCGGCTTTTTTACCCGTACCGTGCGAGGTAAAGCCAATAATGTATGATCGATCACCACGCGCGCACAATGGCTTATTGTCGCGGCCACCACAATCATCACAGCTAAAGCGGTCGTTATACTCTGCAGGACATCGCACAACCTTGATGCTATCGCTCGCAATTAGACTAGGGCCCTCGTGCTTCCCGCCGTAATTGTTTGAGTTACCGGCCTGCCAGTAGTCAGGCGAAACGACGACACACGCGGCGATACCATCGCGCATTGATTCCGCTGCAGCGTATAGACTATGCGCGGAATAGTTAACGACCGTTTTAATGGGCGACAGTGGCAGGGCTTTATTGGACCAATCAACGTAATCAAAATGGCAATAAGTAAAAGCCGCGCCTTTGTTTGGTACAGCAGATAACAACGCATCAAAATATATTTGATCGATCTCACTAGATCCGCCGCCCGATGGGTTGAGCTCGCACGTTTTCGGACAGGTCCCGAATTGATCACCAGTTCCCGCCCTGTAGGTCGTGGCGATTCCACGGGTTTTCGAAGCGGCGCTTATTTCTATTAGCTTTAACATTATAAAGCCCCCCAAGTTATGCCCGCGATAATAACAAGCCCGCATAATGCCAGAGTCAATACTTCAATATAGGCGGGCACAAATTGCCGCTCGATATTATGCCGCTCGATTAAAGGCCGCTCGGGTTGATGTTTTTGCAATTCTCTCAATAATCTAGTGTCCATTTTCGTTACTCCAAATAGTTAGTTTAGGTTGGCAAGCCCGCCAACAAAGTTATATTACCTTGTATTGTTTATACATTGCAAATAATAG